GTATCGATTGGCAAAATACCCTGACTAAACTTGGTACGTGCAAACTTTTCACACACACCACGTTCCTTAGCCATTTCAGCACTTGCGTCAATCAAGTAGTAACTCATCTTCTCCATCCACTTGGCAACAAAGTTAGGAGCATCCTTATCCCAATACTTCAAACCTTCTCTAGCAAGTAGAGCAGCCAAGTTACTCACTCCGACACCAAGACTACGACGCTTTTTAGCGAAATTCTCGGCAGCAGGAACGAAATAGTTTTGGTGTTCAATCAAAGAATCCAACATACGAACGATAACGTCACAGACGCTCTTCATTTCTTCGTCGTCCTTGATTTCCAACCAGTTTACGGCGGCCAAAATACACACACCAATCTCACCATTAGGATCATTCACATCCTCAATAGGAATCAAAGGATGATTCACCTCAAGACAAAGATTACTCGTATCAACTTGATCCAACCAACTTCCATGTTCATTAGCATGATCTACGAACATTGTGTAAATACGACCCGTTTCAAGACGTTCCTTAGCAAGAAGACCCATCAATTCACGAGCTTTGATCTTCTTCTTGAACTTGATGTTCTTGTTGGCTTCAGCCTTTTCGTATTTTTCCTTGAATTCAGGATATCCGAACGTGTTCCAGAGACTTTCACATTCATGATAACTGAACAATGTTACGTCCTTGTTCTCCAAGAAACGTTCAAAGATCAACTTGTCAAGACCAATACAGTAATCCAACTTACGAACACGGTTATCGTCGGTTCCAGCGTTGTTCTTCAACACCAAAATATCCATGATGTCGTAATGAAACCATGCAAAATTGACAGTCGCACTACCGCCACGAATACCGTTTTGGTGACAACACTTCACCGTAGACTCAAAAGCCTTTGCAAAGGGAATTGGGCCTGTATGAATCACCTCTCCATTACGAATTGGAGCATTAGTGGCACGCAAACGACTCAAATTGAGTCCGATTCCATAACGACTAGCTGTTGCAAATCCCACAGCACTGTTATTACTGAAGATACTCTTGAGTGTATCATCAACGGTAAACAAACTACATGAAGCATAACTCTTCATGACTGATCGAACACCTGCCATAATCGGAGTTGGAAGGTTGATCTTGTGTTTACTGAAGTAGTTATAAGCCTTCTTGACGTACTCAATACGGTTATCAGTGTAGTCCTTGAAGAAAGTCATTGCAATTAGCATATAAGCGAATTGCGGAGTCTCGTAGATCTCCTTGGTACTACGATTTTGGATCAAATACTTATCACACAACTGTTTGATTCCCGCATAAGTGAAATCAAAGTCACGGTCATGCTTCAAGTATTCATCCAACTTGTCAAAATCCTTCTTGGAATACCATTCCAAAATGGCGTCATCGTACACCAACTTGTCAATATTGGTCTTAACAAGATCATACAACTTGGGAGGATTCTTTCCACCCCATACTTTCTTACGAAGTTGATAATTCAACAACCTTGATGCCACAAATTGATAGTTCGGCTTTTCAACCGTGATCAAATTTGCAGCCGCTTCAATTAACATTGCGTGTATATCACCCGATGTCATTCCATCAAAGAACGACAAATGTGCGTTCATTGCAACTTCTTCAAACGAAACATTTTTGATACCATCAGTTGCCCACTGCAAAACCTTGTTGATTTTGTCAGCACTGAATTTCTCCAATGACCCGCTTCTTTTTTTGATACAGATTTCTTTGTTCATATAGACAAAAAATAACTATGTTAGTTACGTTCTAAATTTTATAGGTTAATGTTCATTTTTGATAATTTTTTTCAACGCTTTGGAGATGTAACATACTATCATTCGTCTTCATCTCCCATGTGAGCATTCCACTTGTTTGATAGTGCTTTCTTAACCAAATTCTCACTATCACCCATTTCGTTAATAATAGACATACCATCCTTAGAATTCTCAGCAAAGATCTGAATATCGCCACAACCAGCATTCATACGACTTGGGAATGTCAATCCATCTGGACCAAATCGATTCTTGATGATGTGGAACCGAGCAGTATTAGCAACTTTATCGGTAACTTTACGACTAACACTCATAACGAAGTCAGCTGTCATGATCTTTCGATAACTGTCAGCGATACTGTTGGCTTGAATAATGTCTTCTTCCATAGCACTACGGTTACTTTGTGAAGCAGTCCAAATAGGAATTTGAAGTTCACCTGCGATACTACGAAGTTCTTCATAAATACCACCAGCCTCACTATAACTATTGCTGTTACGCTCACTCTGATACGGACGAAGAATGTCGGCGTAGTCAACAATAATCATGTCAACCTTGGTTCCCAACATCATAACACGTTCAGTGTGCATCTTCAAATGATGTGCACTAACCGTTTTGATCGGAAAATACTTGATGAACAACTTGCCAGGCACCTTTTCAATCTTCTGACGAACAATATCCACATTGTTACGAATGTTCTGAAAGTCAATTCCTGTGAAACAACTATCATAACGAAGACCCACATAGTTTTCATTCAACTCCAACGTAATATGAACCACGTTCTTTCCTTGCTTCATGGCCTCAGCACCCAACTTAGCAAGTACCCAACTCTTACCAGCACCAGCACAAGCAGTAACAATACCCAATTCACCCGCAGCAAGTCCACCATCCATGATATTGTCAATCTCAGTCCAATTTGTTTTGATCGTATTTCGTGCCATAACACTCATACGCTTCTCAACATCAACCATATACTCATGACCAATATTGCGTTCCATTCCCGCCTTCATTGCGTTGTCAACCAACGCCTTAACCTGTTCATAATTTCCAGTCTTGAGATGATCAACACTTTCAAGAATGGCAGACTTGAGTTTCTGACTCTTACAAAATTCAAGATACTGTTCCTTCACAAACTTCAAATCACTGTCCGTGATCTTTTGATACACGTTTCGAAGTTGTGTAACAACACTCTCCTTTAAAATTCCATTTTCAATTGCTTCAACCTTGATCTTAAAGACATTCAAAGTTGGCAAATCCTTGTATTGCATAAAGTATGCAACCGTTTGTTTTACAATCCACTGATGTGAATCAGATTCAAATGATGTCGGATCAATGATATCTGATAGTCTTTCCAGAAAAGTCTTGTCACTCAAAATTCCGGAGATGCATTTGATCTGGAATTCAGGTCCATACTTTTTCAAATTGTCAATTACATGGTTCTCATTCATAATAGTATTCTTTTACGTAATCCAGTATAGGTTACGTACCCGTCAATGTATAGTTATTTTAACCGATTTATTATCTGACCAATGTGGTCAACTTACCGAAGCATTCATTGAGCCAAATTTGATAATTTGGAATGTTGTTCCACATTTTATCTTCGGTAACCAACTTGGAAAAACCAACTCTATCAAGCTTCTTTGTTGGCAGATCCAAGATTTCATTTATGCGGAGTTGTGAGAAGCTTTGAATCTCAGTCTCCTTTAGTTGCATCAACGTATAGTTACGTTCAACGATATCCTTATTTTCAAGGATTGTACGATAGAGCTTGTATTTGCTCTGATTGTTTTCACAATATGTGTAGATTTCTTGCAAATCCACAGTTCGACTTTCGGCAAAGAACGGAAAACACTTGATAATGGTCTTCAAACCAGCACCATGTATACCGTCAATGTTATCAGAGTCATCACCCTCCAAAACTCTATACCAAATAAAGTTCTGACAGCTAACTCCATATTCATTCAAAATTTCAGCACAACCATACAGTTTCTTCTTGGTTGGACTCCAAACTTTGATTTTTTCACTTGCCAATTGTAGAAAATCTTTGTCTGCACTCATGATATGCACATTGTTATTCTTATAATACTGTTGTGCAATATATGCAATGGTGTCATCTGCTTCAATATGATCAATAGCCATAGTTGAAATAGGCAGACAGTCCAAATAATGAACAGATCTTAATAGTTGAGCCTTCATGTTCTTCTCTTCCAAATCAGAAGTGGACATTTCTGAATATGCTCTATTAAGACGGATCTTTGTATGACGTTTGTCTTTGTATGGCGGATAAATCTTACGACGTTTCATACTTCCACCATTACCGTCAAAAATAATAACACAACGTGTGGGGTTCAACAATTTGATTGCGTATCCAACACTTTTTAGAAATCCGGCGATGCCGCCCGTGTGAAGTCCATCTTCATTCATGGACGGCATCACCGAATATGCTCGAATAAACGTATTGAGTCCATCAACCAAGAGTACATCCGAATTCTCACTTCGGTTAGATAGTGTGTTCTTGTCGTCTTGTGAAACGTTCTCAAACAGCGAGAACAACCTTTTCTTTTCCTCTTGATTAAAACTCATATATTATTCTTCATCTCCACCAACTTCTTCTGCGTCTTCAGAAGCGTCTACTTCGACATCTTCTCGGATTTCACTGTCAGGTGACTTGTACTTCATAATCGTTACCTCAGCAATCTTCTGATACAACTCCTCACGAAGTTCAGCATCAGTCTTCATATCCTTAGCAAACGACTTGACATCAATCTTAACAACCTCACCATTGTTCTTGGTGTAATTGTAAGGTGACTTAGCACCTGTGATGATTGAGTGCTTCTTCAACACTTCAATCCAGTTACCATAATTATCAATACCACTATCATAAAAAATACTAAAGTCAGCATATTTCATGGGTGGTCCCATACGATTCTTGACAACTACAGCACGGGTCTTGACACCAATATGAACTGGTTCGCCATTCTGTGTAACCTTCAATGCTCCCATACCCTTCAAACGAAGACGCAAACTAGCATGATACTGAATAGCTTTACCACCACTGGTGATATACTTGTCTCCAAACATTGCTGCCTGAAGATTGACACGTAGTTGATTGGTGAATACCAACGCAATACGTTGCTTACCGATCATATCATTGATCTTTCGCATTGCCTTGGAAATGATAATAGCTTTTCCAGTGGCATAACCATCCTTGCCATGATCAGCTTCCAACTCAGCCTTGGTAGAGGCAGCAGCAACGCTATCCACAACGATTGTAACCAATCGATCCTTGTTTGATTTACGAACTTGTGAAATCAACAATTCGATCTTTTCAAAAATGTCTTCGACGGTATGTGCAGCAACATACAACATTTTAGGAACATCAACTCCAATTGCACTGAGGAAATCATGAGACACAGACTGTTCAGTATCAATAAATACGGCAAGTCCGCCCTTCTTTTGAGTTTCAGCAAGCAAGTGAGCTGACAACAAACTCTTACCAGATGCTTCAAGTCCGGTAATTTCGGTAATACGTCCAACAGGAATACCTGCATGTGGACGATTTGAAATTGCGAGATCCAAGATGTCGCAACCTGTACTGATCCAATCCGTAATCGTGGAAGGATCTTCCTTTTGGTCCAAGAAAAACGCACACTTACCTGCGTCCTTGTTGGCCTTGTTTAACACATCAGCTAGAGACTCAACGAGTTCATCTCTCTGTGATGCAACTTCATGCGTAACATGAGTTGATCCTTTTTTCTTTTTTGGTGTTTCTTCAGCCATAACTTATAGTGAAATGAAAAAGGAGAGGCGGCATTTTACTACCGCCTCTCCTAGTATTATTGATTAACTGTTGAACAGATTATCAAACGCCTTGGTGAGGTCGTCAGTATTCGACTTAGCAGCGGTTGCTGTAGGAGACTTACTAGAAGTCTTCGTAGTAGCAAACGGAGCAGAGTCAGCAGCCGCAACAACAGGTTGCGTAGATTCCTCATCAACCACAGCATTAGAGACCGTCTCAGCAGGACCATTCTCAGGGTTGAGCCATGCATTCATAACCTCCTTGAGTTCCTCATACTTGGGTTCTGGGAACAAATCAAGAATATCAACCTGATTCTTGATTGAGTCGATCATACGAGCATCCTTCGGATCAACCGCCGGAGTGCTGTTTGGCTTCACACGGATTGAAGTCTCTGGGAAGTTCTTACCACTTTCGTCAGCGGTACGAAACTCCACAACGATATCACGTCCGGAAGAAAGGTCGGTAATATCACCGTAATCAGGGTCAGCCATGACCGATAGAATCTCCTGATAAACCTGCTTTCCGAATCCCCAAAACTTGACACCTTCATGCTCTTCACCACGAACGATGACAGGAGCAAAAGTACGCATCTTGGGTTCCATCTTACGACCAGTCTGCCAGTCCTCCTTGGAACCAGTCTTCTTGAGTCGATTGCTGAACTCAACGATAGGATCTGGACGATTGAAACTATCCGGAGAGAGATAAGTCTTGTTGTTGATACCGTAATGGAACTTGAGTTCAATAAACGGAGTATCAGGTTGAAACTTATAGGGAACAATACGGATCGTCTGCTTACCCGGCTTGGGCTTCCAAATGAGGTTGGACTTTTGGTTTGTGTTTGAAAGGGAGTTCAAACGGCTCTTAATCTTCGACAAGTCAATTGCCATAATTGTTAATTTATTAATTGTTAAGTAGTAATTAGCTAATCTATTTAGTCTCACTCGAAACTAAACAATCATAACTAATTCTGGTATAACTATAGACCAAATTCCGAAAAAATCAACTTATAATATCGAAAATTTTCAGTGGAATAATTTTAACAGAAACCTCGTTAGTTATAATTAAAGAGTTCTTATAAAACTCCCAATTCAACTGGAAAGTTTTATCGAAAACGCCATTGTTTTCTTCAGTGATTAACTTGTTCATGGCGTTAAGTGTATACAAAGTATTGGTTTGTTTCTTACGATGTATACTAATGGTATTAGGCAGCTTTTTAGAAGCTGCCTCGGTGTAAACTATATTATAAGTGAGATACAACTCATTATTGTTTTTTTCATTATTAAACACAAAAATTTTGTTGTTTGATAATGTGTAGAATGACTTTACGTGTGCCACCAAAATTTGATACTCTGATGGCATTGTAAAAGTACAGAGAAGTTGAGTGTCTTTCATCTTGCGGACAATATTGTTGTTTTGTGGCTATCCACATTGTACCACTCATAACCTACCAAAACTCCGTCAGAATTATACCAACGGTTTTTGTTTTTGATCCAATTGTTTTGTTTGGCTTCTTCCAAAGAAAACTCAGTAGTTAAGATTTTTTCGATTTCTTTGGCGTCTTTTTCTTTTTGTTCGCCACTTCGGGTTTCAAGATCGGTTGTATCAACTCCTGATTGTCCTTGGACTTGACCGGTTCCGGTTGGTTCTTGATTTTGCTGAATAGGTTGATTACCTTGTTGAGCACCTGGCTCAATTTGAATAGGTTTTTCATTTGGTGATGTTGGTTCTTGTACTGGTTGTGCAGGCGTAGCAAAATCCAAATTGGTCTGACCCTTGGTTGGATCTTCTTCAAAATGAGTTCCACGACGTATTGCACGTTGTTTATATTCCGCATTTGGGAACGTAACCAAAATACCCTTGGAATTGTATGCTTGTCTTTCTGGATATTTACCCTCAATAACCTTATTTGCTAATTCAACCACTTCACTTTTTGGAATTCCCATTTCTACGAGTTTTTCTCGTAGAACATCCATGTGATCGTTGTTGAATATATCAAATATACCATCCTCAACTCTATTGTCTAAACAGAGTTCAGAAAGCAAAAAGTCTGAAATGTTTTTGTAAGTCTTTTTCATTTTTAACTTGCAAGGTTAATTGCCTTTGGAGCAATCTTGGCTGCTGGAATGATTACAATTCTGGCTCTCATAAACATATATCCATCACCATTGTAATCAGTAGTAAACTGTTCGTTTGTTCCGGATCTAAAGTACATCACCGGCTTGTACTTTTGAAATGGATCTTGAGCGTTCTTTGGCAAAGGAAGATTTGGATTGAACAATACGTGTCCGTTTTCATCTGTTCTAATCAACAATTGTACATTCTTCTTTGACTTAGTAGGAATTCTGGACATTATCAAGGGAGTTCTTGATTGCATCAAAATGCTACAATTTTGACGACTAAATGGTTTTCTTTTATCCAAAGTGAAATCTGTGCCATAAATAGCTTTTCCTGCAATTTCTTTTGTCTTTGGCGATCCATCCAAGAAATCCAAGTAAGCATCAAAGTTATTCATCATGTACAGATACTTACGTTTAGTGTTAGGAGATGTAACAAATCGATAAAATCCCTTCTTAAAGGCACCAATCAATAAATTGTACATTTCACCTTGGCCCCTTAATGCTTCAATGGCAGGAACTCCGTTGAAATTAACAAGGTTTCCTTTTTCATCAAATGTAGTAGTCTTAGGATTTACTTCAATACGGTTTGGATAGTTCTTAACAATACCCGACACCATCTTGGATTTTACACTCAACCACACTTTGTCGGTCTTATAGATGTCATCCAACCCAACAAATCCACCATATTGTGGAAAATCAACATTAGCCAATTCACTAGCACTCATTCCTTCCTTAAAATCACCGCCCTTGAAGGAAATCCAAAATACTTCACGTCCACGTTCCAACATAGCAATGTCTGCTTTTTCTCCAGTACCCAATTGTAGGTGTACGGCAGAATCAACCTTTACGCCAGTGTTAACGTGTTCTCCCTTGTCCCAAACGTGAAGATCAAATACAACTTTCTCTGGATTGTTTTCTTTGAACCACTCGTTAAGTTGATCAGCCTTAATCTTCTCTTGTTCAATGCCACTTGCCTTAACCGTCTTTGACTTCAATAAATCGCCGAGTGAACGATACAATTGTAAATACAACAACGCAGATCTCCAACCGGGAGTTCCAATTTTCAATCCCTGCGGTACATTGATCATTGAGACCAACTTGGGTCCAAACTTGAGTCTCAGCTTTGTGTTTGAATTTGTGAAACTTAACTCAAGATTTTCAGGAATTCCATACTCTTTACGTTTTTCTGGATTTGACACCAATTCAACCATTTCATCGTAGGTCAAACCATTGGGTACATGAACATCGCCAGGAAAACGTTCTGCTGGCTTGTTATACGCCAAACTTAAATCAACTTGTTTTAAGTCATTGTCGTTAAAATCACCAGCACGTCTCAATGGTCCAACCATAGTGTTGAACGATTTGATTTCGTCATCTGTTAAATACTTTGAAGACCCAATTTTTGCGTCGGCTTCAACAATGTGTTGAACAGTTGTTGGTGAAAAATACTCACTGTATCCGCATTTTTCAATAGCTGTTAATAACTTGTCAGCATCAACTTTGGAGATTCCACCATCCTCTACTAAAAGAGAATATTCAAGAAGGATATCATTTATGATCTTGGCTTTATTCATATCGACACAATAACTAATAAATATTGTGTCTATATTCCAAAAACAGTCTTTTTAAGAACTTACCGATTTCATCTCATGATAATTGGTTCCAAAATAACACTTCGTAGGAAATCCCTGATTTTCCATCAATTCTGTGATGGTCTTTATTATCTCTTTTCCTTCAGGCTTATACACATCATACAATACCGAATCGTAAGTATACAATATCGGTTTGGTTTGTTTATCCGCCAAATACCGATTAACATCCATCAAACTCTTGATCGAATACTCTGTCTCAGATGCTTGAAGAATGTAATTGAACAACTTGTTTGGCGTTGCATCCTTCAAATGGTTCGACGTAATCGGACGTTTGAAAATCGGTGTCTCAATATAGTTGAAATCGTTGAAGAATTCCCACCTGTGATTGATGTATTCCAAGATCTTCGTAAAATACGGAATTTTTACGTATTCTGGAGAAATTGTACCGTATAACTGCTGGAATGTCAGGGTCTTTGACCGCTTTACCTGATCTTCAGATGGATCTTCGGTTTTGAAGTAATATCGTGCCAAATACTCGTAAATGTTAACCCTCTCTGGGAAGTTATATTTAATCAATTTACCAATGATGTGTGGATGATACGCACTATAATCCAACATCACCAACAACCCATCATTGCCAAACCTAGACACAAAACTCTTGCGGCATTCGTTTTCCTTGTTCAAAGCAGAATAGTTGATTCCACCAAAACGATTGCTGGGTCTTCCAGTTGAAGTGAAAATGTTGTACTCGGTATAAACCTTATTGTTGACCACCAAATGTTTCTTGTCTGGAAAGTGTTTTTCAAACTCTTCCAAGTTCACCTGCAACCCATTTGATTCAATCTGTTGAAGAGTTTCAATGATTGATCCATTTAGTTCAAAATACGAATCTTCATACGTTTTCTTGATATGTGGTTCCATATCCTCACACATATCAACAAATCTGGATATGTGATTGTTGCTTGGAATGATTTTGTTGCTCTCAATATGAGTGGTGTATTTGTTTTTGAAGAACAAATGAGCCGCTGTATCATATTCGTCTTGTTCGATGATCTCACCCGTTTCCATGAACATCACCAAACACAGATCATACAGTTTATTGACGTTCAACTGATGAAGAACCTTGCGTTTAGAAAAACAAAAGATGCGGTTCTTGAGTTTGTTTAAGAACTTGCTTACCATCGATTTTGTATAAAAAACAGACGAATCATAAGTGTCAATATGAATCACACATACACGATTTACACCAACAGCTTTGATCATCACCAAACAGGGTTCAACTGACGCAGGATGATGACTATCGGACAACGGCACCACATCAAGAATGATGTCTTTTAGGCCAATAACGTGTTTGATTTCATCCAAGGTCATTTGGATGTAACTATAGACTGTGGCCTCCTATAAGTCAAATTATGATTGCCTAAACCCCAATAAATAATTTCCACCAATCTTTTGGGTCAATCCTGGCATATCTTTTTCAGCCAACTTGACTTGTTTTTGGTTGTATTCAAAAGCACCTTCCTGAACCACTCTTCCATTTTTGACCTGATTTCTTTCAAATCCAGAAACTTGCCAACTAACACTTACTTTTTGATAAATGTTTCCGGGTAGATTTTTGAAGTTGTCACCTTCCACTTCCAAGACATCGTTGTCGTTGATCTTTTTTGCAAAAAATCGACGTGTGTAAGGAATAGAATAATCTACGTCTTTGTTAGAAAACAAATACGCACGTGGATATACAGGAGGTATGTTGTCTCCTGCCAAACTGATATACTTGTCAAGATTAATCATGTTGAGATATTCAATCCTTTAGTTGGACGTATTCCAGCAGTAATTGTGGTTGTCCACATACCGGTGTTTTGTAGACTGTGTTTTACGTCTTCTACCTGAAACAGAATGTCTTTATTATATGGTTCGGGTAAATTGTCAATGCCAAAAACTTGGAACGTCTTCATTCCTGCAATACCCGTCAATGTAATTTCTGCCTTTATTCCCGGCTGTGGAAATGAATTGATAGAAGAATTTTGTGGATCTTTGTCATTTACCAACAAAGTAAACAAATCTTTTTGTGTCAATACTAATTTACGAATATATGTCTTTTCAGCACCACCCTCTTTCTTCACCACACCCACAATAAATGCTCCTGACTTAACGTCACGTTCTTTTTGTATAGTCTCTTGACGTTTCTTATCTTCTCTCTGACGTTCCAATTCGGTATTTTGTTTTGCTTTTAATACAGCCTCTTTGTCTTTTGGTGTCAAATAAGACGCAT